CAGCCGCGTCAAAGAACAACTCAACACCGTAAGTATCATCAAGCTCACCAACACCGTAAACGGCAGTTGCGTTAAGCTCAGTGGCACGCAAAGATGCATCACGCTGAGTTTCGATTTGGAAGTCACGCTTTAAGGCAATCGCTAGTGCTTCGCGAGAGAATACAGCGCCCTTCACATCATCGTTACCGTCAACAGTTAGGTTGCTTGACTGATAAATATCAACACCGCCCAAAGAACCAACAAAGCTACTACGCATTGCTTCGTTCTGAGCATCGCCACCGTTAGGGTTAGCAAAAGTGTTAGTCAAGTTAGCCTTCAACTGGTAAGCAGTGTAAGGGTGAATAACAGCGGCCATAGAACCAGGCGCGTTGTTGTTTTGCAGAATCGCAACAGCCTTGAAGATGTCAGCAACAGTGATTTCTGTTCCTGCGCCACCTAGAGAGGTTGAGAACCCATCAAACAGAGCAAGAAGGTCTTGATCCATTTTCTTCGCAATAGCCGAACCAAGAACAGTTCCTAGCTCAGTTGCAGGGTTGCCGCTTCCGTCACGCGCAAGATCAGTTAGCAATACCTGTGCGCCAACTTCTGCGATGGTTACAGATACAGATGAAGTGCTGACAGTCGTTGAGGACATATCAGTGCCTTCAGTCAAAGCCGCAGCCGCGATTGATGGGTACTTGGGTATCTGTATAGTCTTACCCGGTACAGAACCGATGTTATAAGGAGTTACCAAACCAAGCATAAGAGACTGCTGTTCAGCGGTGAATCGAGCCTGTGCGATAATATTCGCAAAGAGATCGTCAAGAGTTGTACTAGTTGTTGCTGCCATGATGAATTACCTTTTGTATGGGCGAAAAAAAACCGCCAAATGGCGGTCTATTTCATTAAGTTAAATCAAGTTGGCTAACGTTTGGTCGCGGCAAATGCCTCTCGGCCACCTGTGTTCCAATTATCAACCATGTCTTGATGTGTCATTGTTTTTTGGACTGAGCCGCCAGTATTTCCCTGACTGCCAGAACCGCCTGCCGATGCCCTCACAAAGTGTGGGTTGACAGTAAGAAATTCGGATACCGCTTCACTAACAGATAACAGATCACCCTTGTCGTTATAACGAGGGGTATTATTGCCATCCACTACCTCAACAGTCCCATCCTCTGACAAGCGAACTTGATTCTTGAGCAGAGTAGAAACCTGATCGGGATTAACCGCATTGTTAATAGATGCCGCAGACAACAAAGCACCGTCAACCAGTGTTTGATGCAGCTTGCTCTTGTATGCGTTTATTTCCTGATCCTTTTTGCTTACCGTGTCCTTCAAGATAGTTTCAAACTCACCGCGCTCTTTTTGAGCTTGTAGGTTGGACTCATCACGCTCTTTTAAAACCTGTCTGGCTTGATCTAAATCAATATCACCAATCTGGCTTTCAAACTTGCGTGTCTGTCGCTCCAATCTGCTTGCGATCATTTTGTCTACTTGGGCTTGTGTAAACGTCTTTTCCTGAGTTTCTACTGCCGCTGTTTCAGTCTCAGCTTCTATTGCCATGATTTCATCGCTCATGTGTACGAACCTCTTACGAGTGGTTAAAAATTCTATTTAGCTTTCTTTTTCTTCTTCTTGGGTGGTCCTACTTTTGACCCATATGTGCCTTTACCTTTTGGCATGACTTACTCCTCAAATACTGGTCGGAAATGATGACGGCAGTTGTAGCCGCCTCGAACGATAAAAGGATCACCAGGCGCTTTACCTGCCCATGATCCTGACCATGTTTGTGCGATTTCTTCGGTTGTGAACGTCTGACCCTGATGCTTGCGGCAGAATGATCTAGTGTCTCTAATAGACGAGCCGTAATATTTCCATTTCTCTGCCCCTGATTCCTTTCCTATAGCGGTATTGATCGAGGCATCAAATTGCATGAGGCTGTCTTGCATCATCTGTACTGAATAGCGTCTTAGGTTGCGCCCTGTTGCATCTCTGCCATAGAGTCTTTGTAGCTTCTCAACCGCTGCCGCCTTTTGTGCCGCTGATCCATTGGCCGCAATATCAACAAGTTTTTGAGCCTCAACCGAATCCGATGAGATATAGATGCCGTTAATAGATTGGCTTAGGTTCTTAACAGACTCATTGAACGCTCTGCCTGTTAATGTGCTTTGGTAAACCTCTGTTGCAAGGATGTCCAGATACTCAGAGGCAATGGCCTCAAAGCCCTGAAAGGACAAACGCTGTAACTGAGTAATGACCGATGACTCAACTGCAATAAAATCACCATAGTTTTGGAGCATTGCGAGGGCTGACTCAGATACCTTTCTGTACTGACGAATAGATGCCTGAACCTCGGCTAAATACACCTCATCAATAATGGATCGTATTTCTGATCGAGCCGCTAATGCCCACTCAAGATCAAATAGATTGCCATCAGTTAAAGGGGCTGTTGCCATCAGTTTGGCAACCCTTTCCTCTAACTCTTGCAGTGCTGCGGCTATCCTCTCCTGATGCTTGTCGGCTAAACGATCAAGAAGATCGCTGTATTCACTCTCTGCCGACATTAGAGCGTCAACTCAGGCTCATCATCTGATTCTGTAAACTGCCCCAATATTTGCGTGTTTCCTTCAATCTCTGTATGCGCCTTGGCTAATGCCTCATCATCAAGCACCAGGTCAGCAATCTGCATATCAATGTTCTGCATGAGCGTGACTGAGCGAACACCGCTTGCGCGTATCTGCTGTAAGAAGGTCAATTCCTTATCGTAGTCTCTTAGATCAAAGGCATCTGGATAGGATATTTCCACATCTGGGGTGACATCTTGCCAATCACAGAACAGCACAAATAACTGCTCTTCTGCCAGTTGTAATATGTCAGCCTTTTCCGATAACTTGGCATTTAAAAGCTGAAACTCTGTCTGCATTGCAACGCCTGATTGCGTCATGGCTTGCGTACCACGAACCGCACCCATATGACTCATTCTATTAATGGCCTCGACCTTATCGGTTATCGATGCGCGTACAGCATCTAAATTAGAGCCGCTTGGCTGCATCTGGTAGGGCTTTAACCCTTGATCCATGTCATCAGGTAGATTAATAACTGCCCCCGCCCCTGCACTGGCATCTGTGCCATAGGTCTTAACCAGAGTCGGATGGTTAGATATGCGTATCAACTGCTCGATTTCTGACAACTCTTGATAGATAGCACGTTGCATATAAGCCACATCCGATAGATCTGATATGCCAATGCCTCTAGTAACTGATCGTTGTGCGGGAAGAAACACAGCCGGGATGCGACCCAATGGATTGTCGATCATATCCACTTTCTTTTCCTTACCGTTAGAGGATATATAGGACTCGATTGACTCCTCTGTCCAAACCTTGTAATAAGCCTCTACCTCTGTATCAGAGATGTGCTGTATGCTTTCCCTAACCTTGAGATAGACGAGCTTAAAACGCCCGCTAGGGGTTCTCTCGTACTTCCAATCAAACACGTTTTCAGGGGTAAATAACGTCAGGTAAGGACGTATCTCTTGCGCTAATTCTTCGGCCTTTGTCCCTGCATTAGATTTAGGCTTATCCACCATAACCCAGACATTGCCATAGACACTCGCCCATACTTGCGCTTCACGCATAAAGGTATTGAGTGAGCGACCATCAAGATCGCAATCTTTTAGAAACGGCTCAAGGGCTACGTTATTGGCTAGGGAGTTAAAGGATCGAGTGGGTGGGACGCGCCACAGAAAACTGCTGTAAATGTGGACGATGTTCTTGCAGTGATTGTCCATTGCGGTTAGGTCGATTCTGCGACCATAGGAATCAGCATCTTCGTTGACGTATTTAGTCAGGTAGGAGCCATCACGATAGTCTTGCCCGCCCATGTATGAGCGCAGGTAAAATTCCCAACTATCTTTGTGGTTGTCATATTCTGGTGTTGTGTATTCAATATCTGCCATTAAGTCCACCGCGTAGGCTGTTCAATTTGATAGTCTGTTTTAACTGGAAATAGGTATTCGGTCATATAACCCAACGCATCGTTCATATGGTCATAGCCATCATCTTTGTTTGGTTGGCTAGTCCCTTCTTTGTAGGTCTGACGCTCTAGCGACTTAATCGCTTGCTTGCATTTTTCAGTGAAAAACAGGTGGCGTTCCCCATCCCCAGACTTAAGTCGTGAGTTCACTGCGTTGATGCGATCTCGGACAAGTGGATGGGCTTTCTTGGCCTTAGTCATAAAGCCGGAGTTGTTCAATATAGAGAGGTCTGTGCGACCCCCTGCTGATGTCTTTCTTTGTCTTGCTGCCGGGTCTGGATAAATAATGACCTGCCTGTTGGGATAGCGTTGATGTATCTCTTTTGCCATCTCATCAGTATTAGACCCATAGATCACGATCTCATCGATGCAGATAAGAGTATTGCCTTTACGTTGTGCAACCACTGCACTCATAGGATCAGTGTTAAAGTCCATGCCTATGTGCAGAACACCCCCATCGTCCTCAAACTTAACGACTGAGGAGGCGCGTTCAAAGTTGTAGTAAATCAGTCCTGCATAAGTAACAAACTCAGCGCAATATTCTTGGTTAAACGTGCGCTCATCCAGATCAGATCGTGCCTGGTCAATCTCACTCTCTGAGACATTGCCGCCATCTAAGGTCGTATATTGAAAACTTGCCCACTCATCAGCACCATCGATGCCTTTAGCCCACAAGTCATAAAAGTGGTTGCGGCCTTTAGGCGTACCAATAAAAAGGGCTGAACCCTGCCTATCTGATAAAGATGGCCTGATAACCTCAAACCATGCCTCTGGCCGCATATCAGCGAACTCATCGAGGACAACAAAGTCTAATGCTCGGCCTCTCAGGTTGTTAGGCTTT